CCAGCCGCCACCTCCGGAGTCGCGTCCGGTCGTCGCGCCGAAGAACTTCAACTCATAAGGCATACGCCCATCGGGGCGGGTGCGAGCGATCATTGTGGTCACCGTGTTGAGGTGTTTATTCGCTTTGCGGTAATCCCTGACCGCCCGCACCCAAGGAAATTTGTCGGAGAACTCAGCCTCCCATGCCGCGCCTTCGGGATCTTTCTCGGCAAAAGACTTCGGAGCCCGGATACCTTCCTTCTCGCACTGATCGCGGATCGCTTGCAGTGAGAGCGGGGGATACTCGCCACCGATCCACGGGAGGAGGGCCTCGGCACGGCGCTTCTCGGCGATGAGTTTGTCCCGCGCCTCGATGAGCCGATCCATGTTGACCGGCACTCCGCGCATTCCCATCTGGCGGGTCATGGCGGAGATCCGCCATTCGGTGTCCGGCATCTTCTCAGAGTATTGCTGCCAGAGCATGAAGGTCGCTTTGGTGTCTTGCAGCGCGTAGCGGGCGACTTCTTTCTTGAAGTCGTTGGTCATGTAAGGGGATTTAGGCATCTCGTTGATCTTTATCTAGTGTTTCAAACTCACCGATGAACCCGTCGGTTCCTGCGATCACCAGGCCAGTTTTCTTTTTCAGAACGTCAATATGCTCTTTAAGAATGTAGAGCAGATCGCCTGAACAATACTCCCACCGCTCACGCAGTGCTTCTGTCTCGGCGACCAGCTTGAAAAAGCGATTGCACTTATTCCGGAGCGCATTGTTCTCTCGCTCTAACCGCTGGCTCCTGCGTGTCGCTTTATCGCGCTCGCGCTCCAGCTTGCGGGCGAAGTCGGCCAAAACTATGGCGTGTTCTTCTCGCATTCCTGGCGCGAGATAATGCCGCACGTTAGCGTCTGTTTCGGGTGTATCGCTCATTTGTCTGATTGAAAGTCGGAGGGTTTCAGGGTTACTGAGTCGCTTTGGACTCCTACGGGGTGACTGATTTCCCATTTCTGTGAGTTGCCGATGGTTTGTCCCCTTCTTGTGAGTCGCGTGCACTCATCGTTAAGGCGCACGATCTCAGCCATCATCTGCGTCATGGTCTCTTGCGCACGGTCATGCAGTGCCTTCCAGCGCAATGACATGTCTGTGTAACTTTTGACGCTTACCGAGTAGGCCCATCGGAAGATGAAACCCTGGAAGAATCCCCCGATGAATCCGACCATCACATCGCGAAAAGTAGTAGGTTCTATGTCGATCATACTTGTTCCGGTTTTTTCAATACAAAGGGCCTTGGTAGGAGGATCGGCCGTTGGTTGGCTTTGCGGCTGGTCGTCTTGCGGCGGTAGCCGATGAGGGCTAGGTCGTCGCCCGACTTCGCGATGATCGGAAGCAGGCGACCTTGTTTGACGAGTTGTTCGATTTTGGCGTTGTTCATCGTCTTAGAAAAAGTTCAACTGTTCACGCGGGACGATTGATATGTTCCCCACCGCACGGGCTTTACCCTTGGCTTCCTCTCCTTTAATCCAGCCAACTAGATTGATCGTCGGGGCATACCCGTCACATAAAACGAATATAGAGTTATTGTCGTCTTTTGGATAAATGACGAGCCCCCCGGTGTTTTCGTGGTGGGTCCATCTCACCTCCACATCCTTCCCGCCGTCTCGTGCGCGGATTCCTGTGGCACCGCTCCAGAAGAGGTTTCTGAATTTGCAGACTGCCAATTCTGCCGCCGCCCCCATTATCTCATTGTCGTAAGTAGAGCGGCTATTTTGTTCTCGGTCTTTGCGCTGCCCTTCAAGTTTTCGGTGCCTTCTTAAAATGGCATGGGAAGCAGCCAAGTGAACTTCGTCTGGGGTTAGTGTAATTGTATTCATCGTCTGACAAATGTCTGCCCGCCCAGCCACATCGCGTTGAGGTGCTCGTGGGAGTAGTCCGCTTTCCAAAAGAAAGCCGAACGGCGGTGGGTTTTGCGGTCTTCCTCGAAGGTGACATAGCCATCGTTCTCGTGACCGAATTCTTCGGGTGTGCGCCATCCGGAGATGGCTTGGAATACTTTTAAGAGTCCTTGGTCCATTTCATTCCTTTCATGTTGTCTCGGGTCGACTTACTCATCTCGATCCCGAGGAGATGTTTGGCTGCTTCTTTGAGGGAGCGGGGGTAGCCGAGGTAGGCAGCGAGGTCGGCCGTATCGAAGACGTAGCGTGGCTCAACCCCAGGAACCTTGCCGGCCTCGACGAGCGCCTCAAAGAGCGTCAGGTCGAACGCTGCGTTGTGCATGATCCAGTCGCGTGCGTGGCACTTGAGCCAGTTCGCGTCTTCCGGTCGACCGACGAAACAAGTCCCGTCGTCGAAATACATCGCGACCATGTAGATGTCGGTTTCGCGGGCATACTTCCACGCACCCATCGTGGTGACCGAGATGTCCTTGTCGTAGTAGCTTTCGAAGTCGATCGCGACAGAGGGATGCCGGGGGAGGACTGGTCGGCGCTCCGCCCTCCCAGACGGTTTGTTTGATTCAGTGGTCTCCCCCGGCAAAGTCATAGCTCGTAAACCTCCACGGGCATTTGCTCTTGCGCCCAAAGGATTTCGGTTAGTTGGTTACCTGCGAAGACGCAGAGGTCTTCGACTAGTTCCTCTTGAGCGGCGATCTCGTCGATCAGTTGCCCGAGCGTCGTAAACGAGTCACGCGGCCCGAAATTGATGCGCCCGATGGTGTAGTCAGTGTTCATAGAATTGTTTGAGAATTGCCCGTTTGCGTAGGGCTTTGACCCGCACCGCTGTCCGCTCGCGCTTCTTCCGTTCGAGTAGCCGTTGTTTGAGATGGGGCCGAGAGGATCGGTGCCACTTTTTGCAGTATCGGCATTGATAAACGGTGAAGTCCTCCGACCGTTCTGCTGATGCTGCTTCCTTGGACTCGAACGGCCGCTTGCGTAAACAGGCTTTGGCGTAGGCGAGATTCTCCAAAACGTGCGGCATAACTCATTCCTCCTCCTCCTCCTCCTCCTCCGCTTTGCGGTAGGCTTCATGCTTTTCTTCGCAGTCACACTCGCCGTAGAAACCTTCGCAATAATCGCAGTATTGTTCCATTGGGTCATTGCGTCTGGCCCAGTAGTGAGCCTCTTCAGCGTCCATGCCTTGCGCTTCGTCGCGGTCTTGATCTGGGTCACTTGGCATCGTCGTCTTCCCTCCCGCGTTTGATGGCCCAGGCAAAGATCGCCCCGTAGGTGGAAAGCCCGCCGAGCAAGAGCCCGAAGCCCATGCCGACGAGAAAGAATCCTTCGGGGTTCATTTCAACCTCCAGAATCGAAGCCGATCGACGCCTTCACCATCGGTGACGGCTCGGGTCGCGAACTTCATTTTTCCGCGCCGGCCGATGCTGTGAGCGATCGAGCGCAGTCCGTTGAAGTGTTCGTGGGTCGAGGCCGGGTAGACGAACGAGTCGCCTACGTTCAGGTTGCCCAGCAAGTAGGAGAGCGGGTGTTGATACCGCGACTGTTCGCCCGGTTTCTTGTCTGCGAGAGGAACGTCCTCGTCGATGACGACGGTGTAGGTTCTCATTTAGCGTCTCCTCCCTTGGCTGCGAGCCATGCCCCGAATCCGAATAGACCGACCCAGGAAACGAATAGTCCGACGATTGGGATCATTTGTTTCCTCCGATGAATTCGCGTTGGCGCTCGGTCAGGAGATTCTCCTTCCACTCACGCAACTCCCATTGAGCCAGTTCATCCGACATCGCGTGGCGCTTCTGCATCTCCAGGTAGGCAGTGCCGAATCCAACAACCACGGCTGCGGTGACAGCCATCGCCAGTGCGGAACAGAATCGACGAGCGGTCATTTCCACTCCTTTCGGTGACAGAGCAGACCGATGATTCCGTAGTTGGCGATATCCAACCAAGTGTCAGAAACCTTCTCATGTTCCGGTGATGCGCCATTCCAGACGAGCGTCTTGAGCCGCTCGACCTTGTCGTTCATGCGGACGACGATGCCCCGCTCCCCGAACGAGGAGATGTTTGCGCTCCCGTAGTCGCGCTGCTTGGAGTCGAGGAGAACAGCAGCCTCACAGAAGGACCGGAAGGCTTTGCGCCCCATCTCGGTCTGGATGCCGAGAGCTTCGGCCGTTTTTTCGATGTAAGTTAGAACTTCAG